AACTCTTGTTGTTTGAAGAAGTACAAGAAGACGTATACGCAGAAGAATTAAGACAGAACCAGGATTTTAAAACATGTTATGAGTGTAATGAGACATTACCTATAGAAGAGTTTCCGCCCGCAACGTATATGCATACAACTAAAGGACAGACAGAACCAAAATGGAGAAGAAGACAGTGTAAGGGTTGCGCAAATAAACACCATAAGATTAGACAAGAGTTAGTAAAACTCCATCCTTATCCCAACGGAGATTATGAGTGTCCTGTTTGCTTGGAAGGTAGAGTACATAGCGTAACTGGTGTAGAAAGAAAATGGAATTTAGACCATTGTCATGATAGCAATACATTCAGAGGCTTCTTATGCTCTAGTTGCAATAAAGCGATGGGCTTCTTCGGAGACGATATAGCAATCTTTGAAAGAGTTATAAAATATTTAAACAAACATAGAGAGGAACTTTATGAAGAAGGAAAAAAAGAAAAAGAACTTAGACACGTTAGTACATGACATCTATGCTAAGCTAGACACGCTTACAGAAGGAAAGTCATTAGGTGTGTCAGACGAAACAGCTACTGCCTTTGGTGATGCTATGAAAAATGCATTACTTAGCTGGTCGGGAGAGCATCCAGTAGATAAACAGACATTAAGGATGTCTAATATTGGTAAGCCTAACAGACAGCTTTGGTATGATATAAAAACAGAGCCAACAAGCAAGGCTTTCGCTGCACCAGTACAGATTAAGTTTCTATATGGGCATATCTTAGAAGAAGTTATGCTCTTTTTGGCTCGTTTAGCAGAACATGACGTAAGTGCGGAACAAAAAGAAGTTAAGGTTGATGGTATTAAAGGACATATGGACTGTAAAATAGATGGTGAAGTTGTAGATATTAAGACAGCTTCAGGTTTTGCGTTCAAGAAATTCAAAGAGGGCACACTACCTGACGATGATCCGTTTGGTTATATGGCACAGATAGCAGGATATGAAGAAGCAGAAGGTACACATAATGGTGGCTTCCTTACTCTTAACAAAGAGAATGGAGAGCTTGCTTTATTTAGACCTGATGAATTAGATAAGCCTAATATAAAAGATAGAATAAAACTATTAAAAGAACAGCTAGAAGAGGACACACCTCCTGAGAAGTGTTATGCTCCTGTGCCCGATGGTAAATCTGGAAACATGAAACTTGCTAGAGGATGTGTATATTGTAGACACAAGTTTGAGTGTCATAAGGACACCAATCTAGGATTAGGTCTTAGAGTTTTTAAGTATTCTAAGAAGTTTGAATACTTAACAAATGTTGCAAAAATACCAAGAGTAAAAGAGGTTACTAGTGAGTGGAAAAAGAGACAAAAAACTACGTAAGAAAGGTAGACAAATATTAGTGGAGTGGTTACACTCTGTTATTCCTGATACTGCGGACAAGACTTTAATTAATGTAGATAATTTGGAAGAGTATTTACCCGAACAAACACACACATATTTTAATAAAAAGTTTTGCCTTAGTGCCTACTCTTTGAGATGGATATACAAACGAGTTAAAAGAAATCCTGATCTAACCTTTGAGCAGCTTGAAAAAGATGTAGCAAAAGAACAACAAATTAATGTAGTAAAAGAACAAGGACAATATTTATGACAAAGAAAAAAAGAAGTACAAAGATAAAAGAATTGGAAGATGCAGGTGAAATAGAAATTGATATAAACAAAATAGAATTAGAAGAATTGTTGATAGCTGTAGGCGGTGTTTTATTTTCAGGTACATTAATAGAAGAATTAGATACACCTATAATGTTACGCTTAGAAGATTTAATTAAAGAAGAAATAATCTTTAGGGAACAAGCAAAGGAGACAATACATTAAATGAAAAGAAAACCTAGAAAGAAAAGACCAATAGAGAAAGGGCTACCTAAAGGATATGACTCTAAGTGGGAGTACGATCTTCACCAAGAAGAACTACAACACTGGGAACACCACAAAGGAATCATAGATTATAGTATTCCACATAAGTATCATCCTGATTTTATTCGTATCTTAGAAGGTAAGGTTATCTATCTTGAAGCTAAAGGAAGGTTTTGGGATTATGCAGAGTACAACAAGTACAAATGGATTAAAGAGATACTGCCAGATGATTGTGAGCTAGTCTTTTTATTCTCTAATCCCTCTGCTCCTATGCCCGCAGCAAAGAGAAGAAAGGATGGTACTAAACGAAGCCATGCAGAATGGGCATCAAAAAATGGATTCAGATGGTACAGCGCAGAGAGTTTACCTAAAAAATGGATAGAATAATGGAAGAATTAATGGAACACGCACATAAGTTAATGGATGAGGATTTAGTCAATAACCCACCACACTATAATAACGGCAAGATAGAATGCATAGATGCTATTGAAGCTATGCTAACACATGAAGAATATGTAGGCTATCTTCGTGGAAATTCACTCAAGTATCGTTGGAGGTTTCGTTATAAGGACTTTATACAGGACTTAAAGAAAGCTGAGTGGTATGAGAACAGACTATTAGAAGAGTTAAAAAAGAATGCCGACAAAGTTTAAACAATCATATACATCAAGAAACAGACAGACTGGTGTAGTGACTACAACATATTACTGGATGAAAGGAATTTCAAAGCGTGTTCTGTTTGAAGAATTAAACAAGGAGAGCACTCCATTAAAATTGAAACATAAGATTAGAAAAGAATTAAAAAGAAGAGGTATTAAAATAAGGAATAAAAAATGAATAAGTTACCAACACAATATCAAGAATTCATACATCTGAGTAGATACGCGAGATGGAATGAAGACTTAGGAAGACGAGAGAACTGGCAAGAGACAGTTAATAGATATTTTGATTTCTTTGAAACACACTTAAAAGATAACAATAACTTTAAGCTGACTAAGAAACTACGAACAGAGTTAGAACAAGCTGTTCTTAATTTAGAAATAATGCCAAGCATGAGAGCCTTAATGTCAGCAGGGCCTGCATTAGAAAGAGATAATGTTGCAGGTTTTAATTGTGCTTATGTTGCTGTAGATAATCCTCGTGTGTTTGATGAAACACTTTACATACTTATGTGTGGTACAGGTGTGGGGTTCAGCGTAGAGCGACAGTATATTAATAAACTTCCTGATCTTCCAGAAGAACTACACGATACAGATACCATCATTAAGGTAGCTGATTCAAAGATTGGATGGTCAAAAGCATATAAAGAATTTTTATTTTTATTATACTCAGGGCAAGTACCTAAATGGGACCTAACTAATATTAGACCACATGGCGCAAGATTAAAAACTTTCGGTGGTCGTGCTAGCGGGCCTGATCCATTAGACGATTTACTTAGATTTACTATTAATATTTTTAAAGATGCAGTAGCTAAAGGACAAAAGAAATTAGTATCAATTGACTGTCATGATTTGATGTGTAAAATAGCAGAGGTTGTTGTAGTGGGTGGTGTTAGACGTAGTGCTTTAATCTCACTCAGCAATCTCTCAGATGAAAGAATGCGCGGTGCTAAGTCAGGTTCTTGGTGGGAGCATAGTCAACACAGAGCATTATCGAATAACTCAGTAGCTTATACAGACTCAGCAGAGATGGGTGCATTTATGAAAGAGTGGTTATCTCTATACGAATCTAAGAGTGGTGAGCGTGGTATCTTTAATAGACAAGCTGCTGAAAAACAAGCAGCAAAGAACGGAAGACGAGAAGAATACAAAGACTTCGGTTGTAATCCTTGTAGTGAGATCATATTACGCAACAAACAATTTTGTAATTTAACCGAAGTTGTTATTAAGCCTACTGATACATATCATAATCTACAGAAGAAAGTAAAACTAGCTACAATTTTAGGAACATTTCAGGCAAGCCTAGTTAATTTTAGATACCTAAGTAAAGCATGGCAGAATAATACAATTGAAGAAGCTCTGCTTGGTGTATCCTTTACAGGTATAATGGATAACATAACTATGAGTGGTAGAGGGAGCGCTGGTTTATTAGAAGGACAATTAAAAGATTTAAAAGATGTTGCAATAGTAACAAATAAAACATGGGCTAAAAAACTAAAGATTAACCAATCCTCTGCTATTACTTGTGTCAAGCCTAGCGGAACTGTTAGTCAGTTAGTCAATAGTGCTAGTGGTATTCATACTAGGCATAGCCCTTATTATATAAGGACTGTTCGTGCCGATAAAAAAGATCCGTTAGCGCAGTTGATGGTAGACCAGGGAGTATATCACGAAGACGATATAACAAAACCAGAACATACTTATGTATTTTATTTTCCAATTAAAGCGCCACCTAAATCTGTAACAAGAAACGAATTAGATGCTTTAAATCATTTAAAACTTTGGAAGTTTTATCAGGATGAATGGTGTGAACATAAACCATCGTGTACTATTTCTGTTCGTGAACACGAATGGTTAGACGTAGGCTCATGGGTATGGAAAAACTTTGATAATGTATCAGGTATCTCGTTTCTACCTCATACCGATCATTCATATAAGCAAGCACCATATCAAGAAGTAACAGAAGATGAATATAAAGAGTGGCTAACTAAAACTACTAGCTCTATTGATTGGTCTTTAATAACTGAATATGAAAAGGAAGATATGACTGAGAACACTAAAGAATTAGCGTGTACTGCTGGTGCGTGTGAGATTCTATAATGAAAAACACAGAAAAAATTGAAGCTAAATTGCTAACCTTTCAATTAGTTTTAGATGCAAAAGGAAACATCTGGACAGATATTGGTGGGTTGCCAGAACACCAAATTAAAAACTGTTTTAAAAATCGTGAAGATGCCCATGTAATTGAAACCATAGTACGAGAAGGTAAAATAAAATTACAAGCTATTCATCGTTATTTAGAAAATGAAGTTACAGCTATAGAGTATGTAGAATGAAAGAAGAAAAAACAATTGAGTCTAAAATATCAGACATCATAGGATTCTTTATGTCTTTAGATAAAGAAGATAAGATACTAGTGTTTAGAGTTTTAAAAGAAATTATGGAGAAAGAAGAATGAATATAAATGTATATATAGGATACGATAGAAGACAAGATGAAAGTAAAGGTTATCCAGACTTGGTTAATCCGCCTTACTCTGTTGCGAAAGCTTCTATCTTAAAACATTATAAAGGACCTGCTGATCAACTAACTATCCAACCAATTAAATTGAATGATGTAATTGAAGCTGATCTATATAATAGAATCGAAGATCCATTAGCATCTACCGAATTTACTTATAGCAGATTCTTGACACCATACTTAAATAATTATAAAGGAATAGCAGTATTCTGTGATTCCGATTTTCTATGGCAATGTGATATTAGAGAACTCTTAGAGTTTTATAATAAGAAATATTCTATAATGTGTGTCCAACACGAACACATTCCACCAGAGAATACCAAGATGGATGGTTGTAAACAAACACAGTATCCAAGAAAGAATTGGTCAAGTATGATGATGTTTAATTGTGCGCATCCTGACTGTGCAAATTTATCGGTAAAGAATATTAATTTGAAAGAAGCTAAATATTTACATCGTATGGGATGGACAGCAGACATAAACATAGGACATATACCACCAACATATAATTGGTTGGAAGGATGGTATAATGGTAATATAAATCCAAAAGTAATTCACTATACTAGAGGTGGTCCTTGGCATGAAACTTGGAAAGGAGACTATCATGAAAATTGGAGAGATGCTTACTATGATTTAGTAGCATCATCTAAAG